ATATTCACTTGACTCAATAAAGTCATTGAAATCTTCTGGGTAATAATTACGCAAATAGTCAACCATACTCTTACGAATGGTTTCATAATCGTAACTTTGAAAGTCTGCTTCACGGAAGGTCTCGTAGACTTTCTTCCAATCTTCAGCAGCAAATAAGTTTGATTGTCTTGTACTAGCAGCCATGTTATAACATTCCTATTCTATTGCAGTATTTATTTGCAGAATAAAGTATGTATATTATATTGCAGCGTTATCTGGTCTATCAAAGCGTACTAGTAGATTTTCTACTTGATTGTCGATTACATAGCGCAATACTATCTGCACTTGTAGTCCATTTTCATATTCATCCAGTGTAACTTCTTCTGGACGTACTCTTGGATCATTGTTAATAACAGCATTTACTTCTTCAATGATAAGTTGTTTGGTTTCTTCTGTTAGTGGATCCATGATTAAATCACGCAAACTAGTACCAAAGTTGCCGCGCATTAGTTTTTCACCTTTGCGAATAGCAAAATGATTGAGTAAATCTCGTTTAATTAGATCAGTGTCAGTTAACTTTGAGCTACCAAAGTTGTTGCTTATTGTACTAAATCCTTTGTATGTTGCTATTGCCATTTTACTTTCCTTTTAGTGCTGCATCTGCTTGTGCCAGCAATGATTTGATCTGTGCTTCCAGTGCTGCTTTTTCTGCTTTACTCAGTGTGCGTCTACCTGCCCACCACTGTTTGCGCAATTCTCTACTCTGATCACGCAGAGCTTTGTATGCTGCGTATCCGCCTAGTTTTTTCTTGCGTTCAAACTCTGCTATTGCTTCACGTGATCGTTTACTTGCTTCAGATTCTTCTCGTTCTTGTGCTTGCTTTTCTTGAGCGTCAAGTCCATATGGATCACTATCAGTAGCGCCTGGAAGTGGCTCTGCGTTAAATTCATCACTAAAATCTGTTTTCGTTGTTGAGTTTGCTTCTTCTTCTAACAAATCATCACTTGGTGAATAGACACGAGCAGTTGTAGTATCACCGCCTGTTTCCGGATCTACCTTAACTCTCTTTGTTTCAGTATACTCGAATCCATCTTCATCTACGCCAGTAGTCTTTACTGTGCGTTCTGTAATACGGCCTTTATCATCTTTTGTTGTCGCAATAGTTTCAGGAACACTTGGCGCCGGCGCTTTAATTTTTTCTACACGATCACTTGCTGCAGCACCAGTTTGCATACTTTGTTTAACCTTGCTTGCAACATCTTCGCCACTAGGAATATTTGTAGTGTTAGGCAATACATTTTCAATGCTTTGGGTGCCTTGTCTTACTTGTGCAGTAATTTCCGGTGTTGAAATGTTACTTGCAGTAAGCATACTCATAACTTCTTTTTTACCATCAGTTGCTTTAATGCCACCGAGGTTAACCAATTTCTGATAGTCTGCTGCAACTACACCTTGTTGAATACTTTCTTGCAGAGGTGCATTACTTAACATCTTATTAAGACTGCTTGCGCCTGCTTTGCCTGTCCATACACTGCTATCACTTAGTTGATCGTTAAACACTGCTTCGGGACGAACAAACCCTTGTGCTTTAAGTTGATCCACGTTAAAGCCAAACTTACCAACACTTTTTGTTACACTGTCAACAAACGCAGGATTGTTACCACTGCCCACTTGTTTTACAACTGCAGCATTTAAGCCTTGTACATCGAAACTATCCAGTGCACCAACACTAAATCCTGTGTTTGCTTGTGCTACTAGATCAGTAACAGGAAACTTGTTTAAGTTCGGCGTCTGTAATACGCTGCCGAGATTATCCTGTAAATTGGGTATTGCACTTTGCAAGCCAGCTGTGAGTTGCGGCACACTTGCACTGAGTTGATCTGCAAGACCTGTAATTTTTCCACTGCTATCTTTTATGAGTTTATCAAAGTCTGCACCTTGTAGTTGTGCTGTTGCAGCACCTAGTTGTGACTGAAGTTGTGCAGTGCTTATGCCGGGCACACTTGATGAAATTTGTGACAGTGGACTACTACCTCCAATAGCACTTGTAGATCCTGCTGCAGCACTTAATGGCGAACTTGCTCCACCTGGTGCTATTGCAGTAGGCTGAGTAACAGTTGCAGGAACAATTCCATAGTTGCTTGTTGTTTGTCCATTTGCGCCGCCAAGGCCACCAGTATAAGGTGTAGCAGTATTCATTACACTGTGATATGGGAAAGGTTCGTGTGTTACAATTCTGTCCACAGTTGTTGTTACCATTTCCTCTTCATCGAGAATAAACTGATCCAAATCTGGGAAGTAAGTAGTATCTTCTTTTTGTGTTTCGCTGACCTTCTTTGCTTGCTTTGCTTGTGTCTTTGGACCTTGTAGCAATACCATGCTACCAGCAACACTGATGTTGCCACCTGCATTGTAATAACTGGCACCAGTACTCGTAGAGAACAGTTCGCTTTCACTATACAAATGCAAGTTTTTCTTTGCTTTTATACCTGCTTCACCGTCAGTAACAATTGTGGTTTCCTGTGTACCTTGTAAATGCAATTGTTGATCTGCAACAATCTGTGCAAAGCCTTTAGCATGCATTTTAATATTTTCATCTGCATGAAAGTTAATGTTTGCACTGCGGAAGTTAATACTGTCCTGTGCATACACATCCATTGTGCCTTCATTACTAAGTTCAATCCAGCAACTACCGTCACTGTTGCCAACATAGATAACACCTTCAGTGTCATTTAATAGCAGTTGATGTCCTGTACTAGTGCGCAAACGAATTTGGTTACTGTTACCATCAATGTCGCCATCATCGAGCGCAATACTGTGCCCTTTGCGTCTTGCAGTAGGGCCTAGCAATCCTTCTAAAATCTTTTTATCAGCAGTATCAGGATTTCTAATTTGTGTAGCATATGTTTGTGTAAAGTCTTGTCCTTGGGTTGTAATTCTGCGACCTTTAGTTGCAATACCAATAATTTCTGCAGGACTTTCTCGCATGTAACCACTGTTGTTAAGACCGCGGATGCGATCATCACTGAGTCCTTGTTTGACAAGAGTGTCCTGTGTAAAGAAGTCTTCAGGGCGTGTCTGTGTACGCCAGTTTGTTATCTTTCCGCTGTGATGTGATCCGGCTGGACTGTCATTGAACTCGCCACTTGCTACACCATTACTGATAGTTGCTTCAGGCAAGGTTTGCATCATATATGTATCAGGCACACATGCAAAGTAATACCCTTCGCTATTTCGACCTTCGGGAAAAAATGCCAGTACTTTTGTGCCAATGTCTGGCGGAGGAGTAACAATACCAGCAGTTACTTTAGTACCAAAATAGGTATCATCTACACCAGCGTTGTCAACACGACTGTAAAAAGGAGTGCAGTAACGCACTGTGCGCCACTGTGTTTTGTCATTCTCATCAGTGCTAAATGTTGCGTTCCAAATTTTAATTACACCCATGCTTGTTGGATGTACATTTGCTTTTACAACACCGGTGATAATGCCTTTTTCTTCTCTAACACCTCGTAGTTGACTGGTATCATACCCACTGTCGCCACCTTTGGTGCCTTGTCTTGTAATATCTACTGCCATGTTATATTGTCTCTACATCTTGATTAACTAGTGAGTCTGCTGTTGTAACTCTAACTGGTGTTGGTGTTGGTGTAAATGCTGGTGGTGCATTTTGTAATGCATCAGTAGGAGGAGTCCAACTACTGCTTAAATCTGCATTTACATCTGGTATAGTTTGTACAGACTGATCAGGACCTCTTGCAATCTCTGCAGTTCGTGCATTGTTTACTGTTGCACTAGTATACGGCGGTGTTTCGCCATATGCATCTTCACTTGCTGCACTGTTGACCACTGTTGCTTTCTGATTAGTTATCCCTGTAGACTCTGTGTCCGGATTGCTAGACGTTCCAGTAGGCGAGTTTGCTTTTTCTTCATCTTTTTCCAGAGCTGCACGTTCTTTGCTTTTATTATCTTCTTTACTACGAGCAACACCTACTTCGTCTGGTTGCAAAGGTGCTCTTATGCCTTTAAGTGACTGTTGATATAGTCCCCCACTAAAATTATGAACAACTTCTGTAACTTTGTATACCCCGCTAAAACTACTATTGGTCGCTGTATTAGGATTTGCAAGTCCACTTATATCATCATAGTCTACCGGTGTTTTTAAATTTACTTGCACATATGGTTGACTAAGTTCATAGTTTATTGTCCCATCTGGCATAAACGCTTCTGTATACTGCCTGCCTTGTCTTACACGATCCTGCCAATAAAAATCACTGGTAGTAAAGTATGCTGGATCACCTATAATACCCAAACTTAGTTCTACCATGTCAACACCATCACTCATAATTGTGCTAAACAAATCTTTGCCTCTAGCACGAGTTAAACTATCGGCACCATTGGTAGTGTTACCTTCAGTACTCTGTGGTTGTTCTTTAACTTGTGGTATAAAAGGATTGTCTGCATTTTTGTTAGCAAAAGGACTGCCAGTGCCAGCAGTCATGGTTTGCATAAATGCACTTCTAAACTTTAGATCAAAGGTTAGGACTTCAGTATTTTTTCCACTAAAAATATAATCATAAACTTTATGCACACCATTGCCTGTAGGTTTGCTTTTTTTAGCCCAGGGAAAATCATGGTAATAAATCACACTTGGTTCTACAACATATTCAATATGATATTTGTATCTTCCATCTTTGTCGTCATATCCTTTTCCATCACCTTCAGCACTTTTTATAATAGGCTTTACTCTGAACCATTTAATAGGCTCGCCGCTGGCAGCGGCTTGCTCTGGATTTTCAATTACGTTTTTATCCATGTAGTCGCTGTGCATAATAACAAGATTCAACAATTTGGTAATATCAGTACCAGCATTAATTTTAAATGTTTTTTTGTCTTTGTCTACACTAACACTGCCTGTAAAGCCTTGTGCATATGCTTGAAACTGACTTATGTTGGCTTTGCCATCATCTTTTTTCTGACCAGTTGGTGTTGGGCTATCCAGCGCATCAAAGATAGCATCTACATTTAGTTTTGCATTTGCAATCTCAGTTGCCAGTGTAAAACTATAACTATCATAGCCTTTTGCTGCAGCAGGTATCTTTTCTTCAGTAAATCCACCGCCCCGTCCCGGAGGACCTTCTTTTTTCTTACTGACTTTAACAGTTTCTTTTGTACGTTTCTTTTGATAATCTGTTAGCGCATCAGCAAGTGTTTTATAACTGTCTCCGTACTTTAATTTTTCAGTTTTAATTGTTTCTGGAGGAGTATTTGGCGGCCCTGCCTGTACACGAGTTTCTACGGTTTCTGTTGTAAAGTTTTGAATAGCATCACTGAATATATTACCAATTGTGCCTGCTGTAAGTTCTATGTTCATAGGTATTGTACTGTTAATTTGTCCAAAAAGTTTATGTGCAAATGGCATTGCAGTTACTGAATACACAGTGCCCATTGCAGTAACTTCAAAACTTATATCATTAATTTTGATAGGTATATACTTGGGCTTACTAGGAGCCACCATTGGTTGTCCTAGTTCATCGTAGCCTTTGAACTTAATTTCTAATAGATAAGGAGCATGAATGTATTGCTCTTTAGTACTAGCCAATGTTATTTTAGCCGCAGTTTGTAATTTTTCTAAAAGTGTTACGCCGCGCGGTTCTGTAATTGTAAAGCGAACATCTGTTGCGTTTGTGTTTTGCTTGTATTTACTAGGGCCTGCGCTGATGGTTGTTACTTCCAGATCATCAATGAAAAAACTATTATCAATTCCTAGACTAGCAGCAAGTTCATTATCTTGATTGTCTCTGCCTACTCCGCCACTGCGCATTAATAAAACACTGTCCTGTATAACTGCTTCTGGTGTACTTGGTGCAGACATTAGATTCACATAACTCTTGCTATTAATCATATACAGTGCAATATTATATGTCACACTGCTAAACTTGTTAAGTTCATTAGGTCTAGGATTTATTTCTATTTTAGATAAGTCTGCATCAAATGTAGGTTTAGCACCGTCAATACCTGCTGCATCTTTAGCATTGTTAACTTGAGTAACACTTTTAGGATCTTTGTTTAATCCTTCAGGTGCACCTGTTTCACTATCATCATCGCTTGTAAATCCTGCTGATGTTGTGCTGCCAAAGTCGTCATCACCTTCCATGCCAGGAATTTCTTCTGGTGCATCTGGGCTAGTTTTTTTATAAGGATAACTTGTTTGTCCCGCCGGCTCTACGTCTGCATAGTTTTCAGCATAGTCATTTAAACCATCATCAACAGCAACATCGCTCCAATCTATTTTTGCAGCATCAGTAACTGGTGTTGCTTCAGGAATAGTAATAGGATTTGCAGGTGGCTGTTCAACTAAACTACGATCTTCTGGTGCAGGATTGTTTGGAACATAAACGCCGCTGCCTACTTTGCTAGTAAGTGTGCCATCTTCTGCAATATTATACTGACTAACAATATCAAAGTAACTGTTAGTATCCAGCGACTGTAGTTCGTCTCCGTCAATGTTCTTACCTTGAAAACCGTCTACATATTGTTTTTGAAATGGATTTTGTCTGTTAACAGCCATATTAGATTCCCAATGTCTGTTCTATTCTATCCTTTTTAGGAATGTAAAATCTTACACCAGCACGAAAATCCCAAATAGGATCTTCAAATGCATTTGGATTACGGGCTTGGAATACCCACCACAAATTTGAATTTTTATACAAGTCAAATGCTAGTAGATCAGGTCTGTACTGATGCACCTGTGTAAGTGTGTGCAACACATCGTCTTTTGAAGGACGAATAAAGCGTGGTGTCAGAATATCTAGATAATAACTATGTTGTTGTGTATTAGCATACGGACTATCTGCTGTGTATGTAACTGCCATTATAACATTCCTCCCGATCCATTTGGTGATCCAATCATATCGCCTCTTGCAAAACTATCCAGGTTAAAGTTGCCAATTTGATTCTTGCTGTATATTGGCATCAGGTTAAGTGTCACTGGTAGATATGTAGGTATTAGTGTACCTGATCCAGGAACTTCAATATAATCTCTGTCTGCTGGCATAATTTCTGCAAAGTTTTGTAGTACAACAGGAACACTGTTATAGTTAAGCGATCCGTGTCCACTAAGTCTTAGCACCGGCGGTGGTGTGCCTGCCAGTCTGTCATTTCCAAAAAACATTTTATATGCGCTGCGCAAAAAGTGTATTACTGCCATCACATACTGTGCTTCATCTGGATCGTTGGCTGTAAAGTAACCATCAACTGTGATACTATCTACACTGCTTGCATTATAACTATGCTGCACATAGTTGCTGTGTGTAGGGTGTGTGCCTGAGTATTGCGCACTATGACTTATACTAATGGTTGGTGTATAAGGAAATAGCACGCCGCCTGTTGTTGCAAGTGGAGAAAGCACACTATTGTTAGGATCTTTATAAAGCATAGGCCCACTGCCTGGACTTAGTGCAAGTCTAACTCGCTTGTCTGTTTGTGCAAACTGTGCTGTGAATCCACCACCAAAGCTGGGAATATTTGCCCCACCAAAGTTCAATCCACTTTGTAACAACCTACTAGCACTTGCGTCTAGTCCAGCTGGAATTGCTTTAGCCGCAATGCTTTGTATCTGAGAACCTGCATTTTGTGCAAAGTTCTGCGGATTCTTAGCAAATTGTGAACCCATATCAAATAGTGATGCCATTTATCAAATCCTTGTTTTTTTACTTGATAAGTATATTTATAGGCTGTATAATATACGCATATAAAAGGAATCACATTACATGATCAAAAGGAAAAATTATCTCAACAATCGCGATTTGTTGAAAGAAATTCATTTATCTAAGAACACTTACAGTAGTTTTGTTGCAGAAGGCGATGATGTTTATGACATTATCTTGCCAAATGTAGAAAAAATTAACATTCGGACCATTGCACAGGCAAAGCGCAACCAAGCAGATCGTTTGCAAAAACAAGCATATGAGGCTGCTCGTGCCGAAGGACAAAAGGTCAAGCAAGCAGATTTTGCTGTAGACTGGAAGAAAATTAGCAAGCAAGATGTTGTGTTCCGTGTTATGACACATGATCACATCCCACTGCATCCTGGTCGTAAGAAGAATCCTAAAACTGTTGCTGACCATCATGTGCAGTGCAACTTTCCTCCTTTTCAACACTTTAAACTAGATGATGACGATGTTGCAGTTTGTGTTGGTAAAAGTCATTGGGAAGGTGGACTAGAGAATGGGAACTTCAGTAAGTCACACGGTCGCACCACTAACAAACTTGCCCGCATGTATATGAAACTATGCGAACGATACGGCACACGTTCAAACTGGCGCGGCTATACCTACAATGATGAAATGCGTAGCCAAGCACTGTTGCAACTTACACAAATTGGACTACAGTTTGATGAAAGTAAGAGTGAAAATCCATTTGCTTATTACACTGCAGCAATTACAAACAGTTTCACAAGAGTGCTAAACTTGGAAAAGAAAAATCAGAGCATCAGAGATGATATTCTCGAAAGTGCTGGTCTAAATCCTAGTTATACTAGACAAACTGAGAACGAACTAGCAAAGAGTTCAGATCCTATTACTTGACAATAACACATAAGGTGCTATAATACACACATGAGTTTGTTCAAACGGGCCGCCGTATTCACGGATATTCACTTTGGTAACAAAAGCAATAGCCAGACTTTCAACAAGGATTGTTTGGACTTTGTAACTTGGTTTTGTAAAGAGGCTAAAGCGCAAGGTGCAGATACCTGCATCTTTATGGGCGATTGGCATCATCAACGAGCAAGCATCAATGTTGCTACACTGAACTACAGTATTGCCGCATTGGATTTGCTCAACGATTCGTTTGATACAATACACTTTATCCCAGGCAACCATGACGAATACTACAGAGACAAGCGTGACTACAACAGTATTGCTTTCATTAAAAAGTTTGAGAACATTCAACTTTACAATGACATTACTACAGTAGACGGTGTAGCATTTATTCCATGGTTAGTAGGTGATGAACACAAGCAGATGCGTAAAGTAAACGCTGACTATGTGATTGGTCACTTTGAACTTCCTCACTTTTATATGAACGCTATGGTACAGATGCCAGATCACGGTGAACTTAATGCAGATGACTTTGGTCGTTGTGGCACTGTGTTTACAGGACATTTTCACAAGCGGCAAGAAAAAGGCAATGTTGTTTACACAGGCAATGCGTTTGCACACAACTACAGTGATGCGTGGGATGATGACAGAGGTATGATGATACTAGACTGGGACGGCACAAGAGAGTTTATTGCTTGGCCCGAACAGCCTAAGTATCGCATGCTAAAGATCAGCCAACTACTGGAAGGTCCTGAAAAGTATCTAGGTCCTAAAACCTATGCTCGTGTTAACTTGGATGTAGACATCAGTTATGAAGAAGCAAACTTTATCAAAGAAACTTTTATGGATGAGTATCAACTGCGCGAAATGAGTTTGATCCCTGTAAAAGTTGAAGACATGGACATGCAAATCTCAGGTGAGATTAACTTCGAAAGCGTAGACACTATTGTTACCAGCCAACTGCAACAGATTGATAGTCAACAATATGACACTAACTTAATGTTAGACATTTATAGGAATCTCTAATGAATGTATTAAACATAGGCGATGATATTTTACCGTTTTATACCGATCCTATGCAAGTAGCAATTACTATAGAATACGTTGACGGCGATACATATCCGAATAGCACTGCATGCGGTGACAAACTCACACAGTTACACAAAGAGTTACAAAGATTAGACTTTCCATATTTTTTTGTTGAACTTGTTACAACCAACACGGATATTGAACGCGAACTAGAAACACTGCGTAAACTATACAGCAACGAAGACCAAATTATAAAATATAAAATTATAAAAGGTGAATTTAATAAGGCTGTGTATAAAGGCGATACTATGTGTGTATTACCGTGGGTTCACAAATATGTAAATCCACAAGGTCTTGTTATGCCTTGTTGTGTTGGCAATGAAAATTATCCATTGGGAAACATTAATCATCAAAACTTAGATGAAATTAGCACTAAGCCTGTCAGAGATCAAATGATAAGAGGCGAAAGGCCTGATGCATGTAACCGCTGTTGGCAGTATGAAGATATTGGTATTATCAGTGACCGCCATAAAGCAAATATCAACTGGGCTGGTTATAATAATCAAAAACAATTTAAACTAAGATTTTTAGATATTAGATTAAGCAATAAATGTAATTTAATGTGCAGAATGTGTAGTGGTAAATTTAGCAATCGAATTGCACAAGAAGAAGAAAAACTTTATGGTACTACAAAATATAAAGACGAAGTGCTTTCGCCGGAACTAGTTGAAAAACAATTCGAATATATTAATAAAAATATAAATGACATAGAACATGTTTATTTTGCAGGCGGCGAGCCTTTGATAAATGAAGAACATTATCGTATATTACAATTATTAATAGACAACAAAAAAACCGATATAAAGATATCTTATAATACCAATTTTAGTTTGTTAAAATTTAAGAAGCACAACATTATAGATTATTGGAGTAAATTTGACAATATCACTATTGGCGCAAGCATTGATCTAATAGGAAATCAAAGCAATTATGTAAGGCACGGGGTTGACTACAAAACACTGGAAAGCAATTACAACAAAATCAAAAATTTAAAGAATGTAACATTTAGAATTACCAGTGTGCTACACTTGATGAATCTTTATAACCTTCCCGAACTACAAAAGCGATGGATAGATTTAGGAGTAGATTGCAAAGATATAAGTTTTAACTTATTAGTTAATCCTGGTGATCAAGCAATTACTGTGTTGCCGGATCATTATAAAAATATAGCCCTAGTAAAAATACATAGTCATATAGAATATCTTAAAACTGTACCAAATAGCATCGGCTTGATTAACAAATGGATTGAAGTAAGAACTTTTATGACAAGCCGAAGTGATACACATTTGCTTGGTGAGTTTTTTAGACTTACCGACGATAAAGATCGTAACAGGAATCAAAAGTTTGAAGATTATTTTCCAGAATTTAAAGATTTACGAAACTATGCATAAGGCTGTATAATAAACACATGTTCAAATTAGATACACTTACAGTAAAAAACTTTATGAGTGTGGGCAATACCACACAAGCCATTGACTTTAACCGCAATGACCTTACACTAGTGCTAGGTGAAAACTTGGACACAGGTGGAGGTGATGCTGGCAGTAGAAATGGCACTGGCAAGACCACTATCATCAATGCACTAAGTTATGCGCTGTATGGCAATGCGCTTACTAACATTCGCAAGGATAACTTAATCAACAAGACCAATGGCAAAAACATGTTGGTCACAGTTGAGTTTGAAAAAGATGGACTAAGTTATCGCATCGAGCGCGGCCGCAAGCCTAATGTGCTAAAGTTCTACATCAACAACAATGAACAAGAAACAGACGACAACGCACAAGGCGATAGCAGGGAAACACAAAAGGCTATTGAAGAACTGTTGGGTATGTCGCACGACATGTTCAAACATGTTGTTGCACTGAACACATACAGTGAACCATTTTTGAGTATGCGCACCAATGATCAACGTGCTATTATTGAACAGTTATTGGGTATTACAATTTTGTCTGAAAAAGCAGAGAATCTCAAAGAGATGGTGCGTGTAACTAAAAACAAGATTCAAGAAGAAGAATTCCGTATCAAAGCAGTTGAAGATGCTAACGGTAAGATTGTAGAACAAGTTGATGCACTCAAACGCAGACAGCGCATGTGGCAAGATAAAAAAGATCAGGACATTGCTAACTTTAAAACAGCAATCAACGATCTTAGTCATGTTGATATTGATGAAGAACTTAGAGCGCACACCGAACTTGCGGACTGGAACACACTGAACAATACACAAGTTCAACTACAAAAAGATGTTGCTGCACTACAAGCCCAAGAAGGCAGAGCAGAGCGCGATGTTGCTAAAGCAAAGAGAGCATTAGAAGGCTGGCAAGACGGAGTGTGTCACAGTTGCAATCAAAGCATCGAACACTTGGACAGCCATAAAAAAGAGATTGAAAAAGCGGAGAAAGAATATGACGAAGCAAATAGTTTCCTTGGAGAACTACAAGCAGCAATTGCAGAGCTCAGAACTCAAGAAGAAACAGTACCAAGTAAACCGCGAACTTTCTATGATAGCGCCACTGATGCACACAACCATCGTTCAAGCCTATCCACATTGGAGTCACAACTACAAAGTAAGCAAGATGAAAGTGACCCTTACACCGATCAAATAGCAGACATGGAAACTACTGCAGTACAGGAAGTTACCTGGGATACGATTAACGAACTTACCCGTGTACAGAATCATCAAGAGTTCTTGCTTAAACTGTTAACAAACAAAGACAGTTTTATCCGCAAACGAATCATTGATCAAAATCTTGCATACTTGAACACAAGACTAGAAGGATACTTGGGTGCAGTTGGATTACCACACACAGTGGTATTCCAAAATGACCTAACTGTAGAAATACAAGAACTGGGTAGAGATTTAGACTTTGACAACTTGAGCAGAGGAGAGCGCAACAGACTTATACTTTCACTAAGTTGGGCGTTCCGTGATGTTTGGGAAAGTCTATATCAGCCAATCAACTTACTGTTTATCGACGAACTAGTAGACAGTGGAATGGATTCAGCAGGTGTAGAAAATGCCATGGGCGTACTAAAGCGCATGAGCAGAGAAAGAAACAAAAGTATCTGGCTAGTAAGCCACAAAGATGAACTTATAGGGCGTGTAAACAATGTGCTTAAAGTTATCAAAGAAAATGGCTTTACTAGCTATGATACTGATGTAGAACTAGTATGAACAAATATAATATAATCAGTGTGTATCATCCTAATTTGTCAATGATTCGAATTGAAGTAAATAATAAAATAGTACGACCAAAAGTTAGACGTAGCGGAACATACTTTCGTGTTAGACACTCGGACAAAGTTGAAATATTTTTCGAGCCATGGCGCATTGAGCCTATTATACGCTTTAATCAATACTTAGTAAATTATGGGCTTGCTAAAATTAACCAATGGGATCATAAGTTAGATTTTGTGTTCAACCAGTACTGGGCCGATGATTACTTTGAAAAAATTATTCACTATAAAAAAATTCACATTGGTGACAGTGGAAATTTGGATCTTAATAACGATGCGTATTTAGGCGTAGATAGTTTCCATTGGGATATTGTAAATACATTAGAAAAGAAAATATGAAACGTGCATTATTAATCAATTTACCAAAGACAGATTTAATGGTACCTCCTGCTGCACTCGGCGTGCTTGCTGGAGTTTGTGCTGAAAATAATGTTGACTACAATTTTTTAGATTTTAATGTAGTGCTGAATAGAACATTTAATGATACGCAATGGCTCACTATGGATAACTGGCTAACTGGAGTAACCGATAGTTGTGATAGTTCAGTGTTGTCTGTTATAAATGAAAGTTGGAAAGCACATGTGGTAGATTGCGCACACAAGTATGATTTTATTTGTATCAGTGTTCTCAGTTATTGGGGATTAAGAATTGCAATGCATTTGTTGTCCGATAAAGATCTAGTTGACAATAATCGCAATTATAAAATCATAATCGGCGGCGGCGGCTGTCAGAATAACATTGACGGCTATGCACAAGGCAAAACAAGCCTTGGGGAATGGTTATTAGAAAACAATCATGTTGACCACGTTGTATATGGTGACGGCGAAATTACGTTTGCAGAAATATTGCAAGGAACAACACAAACGTTACTAAGACCAAGTGCGCAAGAAGATGATTTAGATAGCTATCCTATCCCAAATTATTATGGAATTAACTTTTCAGATTATAAAGCCGACGCTGTTTTTATTACCGGAAGTAGAGGCTGTGTGCGCAAATGTAGTTTTTGTGACATCGAAACCATATGGCCTGTTTTTAGGTATCGCAAAGCAGAATTAATTGTCGAAGAAATTAAAAAACACTATTATGATCTGGGTGTCGAACGTTTTGAATTTACAGATAGTTTGATCAATGGAAGTGTGAGTAATTTTTATAAATTCAATCAGTTACTGGCAGAAGAAAAAGCAAAAAATTCTGATCTAAAAAATATATCATACGTTGGGCAATTTATTGCAAGGCCAAAGCATCAAATGCTACCAAGTCATTACGAAGCAATGTATTATGCAGGTTGCAAACAAATAACCATTGGTATAGAAAGTTTTAGTGAACGTGTACGCACTGAAATGAAAAAGAAATTTAGTAACAAAGATATAGATTACCATATTAAACAATGTGCGCTGTGGGGTATTAGTAATATTTGGTTGATGATTGTGGGATATCCTACAGAATCAATTTTGGACCACGAAGATAATATACGAGGTATTCAGCGATATGCTCCTTATGCAAAAACTGGTGTTTTAGAAATGATTCGTTGGGGTGCCACACTGCATTATATTGACGGAACTCCTCTTACAAACCAATCGATGTTGGATAAGTATCAAATTTATGAACCAGGCAGCAACAGTGAAATAAAGCCAGGAAGTAGTTACACTTGGAAATCAGGCATAAATCCAGATTTGACACTAAAAGAACGTATAAGACGCAGATTAGAATTGCACAAGCATACAACAAAATATCGAATACCACAAGCAAGAGCACTTGAAGACTTGATGATACTAAACAGAATGGCAGAATCAGCATGAAAACATTAGTAATCAAAAATTTCTTAGATAAGGATCAGATAGAATACGCACTCAATTTTAGAGAGCCCATCGAAGACTTATCTGATAATCATGGTGTATACGGCAGCAATGTTGTTACAACAGGACAACAATGGCTTGATAATGACGGCGACTTTGCAACTGATATACTTAATAATTTGCATAAACACACAGCATTTAAAAACAATCAGTGGGATACAATTCAAGTAATGCATGCTCGGCGTGCATATGATGTACACAGTGATTGGTACACAACAAAAAATCAAGTAATTGTTAACGATACTGATAAACACTTGCCTACATACACAGTACTAATGCCGTTAACTGAAGGCAATTTTTCTACTGTAATATTTGAACAAACAGGCAAATACAATAATTTTAGCGAATATAAAAAAAATAATGCCAAACTAGAAACATACATTAGCGATAACGATTGGCAAAAATATTGCAGCCATTGTCATGCAGAGGATCAGCACTATCTTACATTGCTGCAGGCATACCATTGGAAGGCAGGAGACTTATTAGCGTTTGACAGAACACTATTTCATTGTAGTGCTCACTTTACTACTGAGAAAAAAGCAGTGGTAGGCTGGTTAAGTTTATAAGTTGACACTTAAAAAAATATAAAATATAATATATAAAATAAGGAGACATAAAATGTCACACGAACAAATTGTAGAACAATACGAAGCATACCTAAAAGAACACGAAGCATTCGAAACTAAAGGCGTAAAAGCCGCAGCAACTCGCGCTCGTAAAGCACTGGGCGAACTAGGCAAACTTACTAAAGCACGCCGCGCTGAGATTCAGGAAAAGAAGAACAGCATGTAATTCTGCATATATACAAAGCACATGGAACCTTGGTATTATAATGACGAAATTGTTGAAGAACTACCAGAAGGTACCGTGGGCTTTGTGTATTTGATTACAAACTTGACTAACAATCGAAAATACATTGGCAAAAAACTGGCACAATTCAAAAAAACTAAACCACCCCTCAAAGGCAGAAAAAACAAACGGCGCACCAAAGTAGAATCAGACTGGCGCGAATATTATGGCTCATCCGACGAACTATCAGCAGACGTTGCTGAACTAGGCCCACAAAGTTTCAAACGTGAAATACTGTTCTATTGCGCAAGCAAAAGTGAACTAAGTTACGTTGAAGCGAGAGAACAATTCACACACAAAGTATTAGAATCTGACGAATGGTACAACGGGCACATTAGAGTGAGAGTACATCAAAAAGGTATTCTCAACAACAAACAATTAAATGGCTAGATAGTGTCACAATAGAAATAATTTAGCGTTTACGGTCTGCGCATTAAACCGTCGTTGACACAAGTAAAACCAACTTTAGGCACAAAAGATAGCGGCTCTGTGAAACAGATACAACCGCGACTGGACATGTATTGCTGTTATGGTACATCGAAGGTTCCGAAACTATCAGTGAAGGCTGAAGTAGGGGGTAAACGGGTTTCCGCCTCCGTGCAGCAATGCAATCTTCTTATAACAGATGAGCGAGACACGCAGATGATGGCGTATTTTTTCATGGCTTCACCCGGCAACGGGTGAAGTATGAGTTCAACTTCGAGATGATAGCACTTCGCTTCGCTCATTAAATTATATGTTCTAATAAAGAAAAAAAGTGAATGAAACGAAGTGAAATGAACGAATGAGCTTTAGCTCATTCCTAAAGTATTATCTGTTTAGCTTTCTTACTGAGTTCGAAATTGTCTTCAATAACTTCGTTAAAGTAAACAAAGTCACTTTGTGCCATGGCGTATAATTCACTCATGGTTGCTCCACCTCTCATATACCAAGCAATGCGAGCAACGTTCTGTTTTATTGTACGAACGTTGTTATCATAATCCTTTAGTAGCCCCTCAATCTCGGAATTGCTTAATGCTAAGAGGCGAATGCGAAAAAATTTGCTTGGTCAAATGTAAATGGAGTATCGTAACTGTGATTGCATTCGCTGCAATTAGTGCTAACTGTTTTTTCAGGTATTGCTTTCTGTACGGTTTCTACATGTTTGCGTAGTTTATCATAAAACTGACGTTCTGCACCTTTTACAAATTCATAATGGTGACTAGGATCAGTAACTTCAACGCCCTCTGGTGTGATAATTTTTCTGATACTCCCACTTACACCCTTGATGGTGTATTCTGTCATCTTAGAAAATATTTCATGGAATCTTGCCTGCTTGTCCTCAGTGCTTAGTTCTGAATTATTAACCATCATTACTAGACGTTGTTGCTCAAACGTTTCTAAGTTTTGTTGATTGATGTTTTCAAAATTTAGAGGTTGTATATACACAGTCATGCCTTTGTATTCAAACGGAGCATCATATATAGTCATGTTTACAGGCATGTCCAAAAACTGTCTTAGATCAATTTCATAATCATCGGTGTTTTCACAACTTGGGCATTTACTACTGTAATCCATAGTTTCGCCATAACTGGCAATTCTAATACCGATGAGAATAGTGTCTAGATCAGTAATTGGGATCATCCATGGATTTTTAATGTTCGGAATACAACTGGATACCATGCTTACAACACCAGCACCATTCATTAGTGCATCAGGCGTGTTTAGGGTGATTTCGTCTTGCGTACTCATAGGCAATACCGGAAGTTCACCAGTTACTGGCATTTCCAAGCATCCTTGTGCCCAGAACACGCCATTGCTAGGCAGTTTAACATGAATACTTGCTTGTCTCATGTATTTTAACAATGGATTTGCTGCTTGTTGTTGATTTTGCATCTGTGCAATTTGCTCAGGCGTCATTGAAAAGTTCTCAGGCACATCTGCCATGTTTTTCTCCAGGTAAATACATAATAAATATGGTTGTATTATATATTTATATACGCATATAATAGGAGAAATTTTCTTTGCCTTCAGTTGATATTCCAGGTATTGGTACCGTATTCGCAGATGGATTTGCACAAGAATCCACGCTTCAGACATTAGTGCAGGTCATGTCTCAGCAAAAGTCTGGTGGCACAGGTGATCCGACTACTGTGCTTAAAAGTCAAAGCAGTGCAGCCGGCAGAGTTATTGCTAGTTTGGGAAGTCAAGCAAAAAGTGCTGGCGACAATGTTAACGAAGGCGGCAATAGTGCGTATCAAGGGTTAACAATGGCTGGGAGATCCGGTAGAACGTTTAGTGATAACATAGGCAGAGCAAGTTCTAATCTATTCCGTAGTTTTGAAACAGCCAGCACTGCACCCTTTGCTATGGCAAAAGGACTTACTGAAGCCGCAGCTAAAATGGTCGATGGCGCCGGAGGGTTTGGAAAACTAATAGGTGGCGGCGCTCTTGGTGCTGCAATGGGCAATTTTTCTAGTAGACTAACAGGCATGAGTGAAGAAATGAGTACCATAGGCGGCGGTCTCTTGGGTGCAGTTGCACCTGGATTAGTTGCCGGCGGCACCGCTGCAGTAGCAGGATTTTTGTTCGATAAACTAAACGCAACCAGTGCAGCATTTGATGCAGTACAAGCAGGTGGCGCAACGCTGGGTGGAAGTTTGATAGAATTTAGACAGGCAGCACACAATGGATACTTGACCATGGGCGAGTTAACTAATGTTATGAAGAACAATGGTGAAGCAATGGCAAGTTTTGGTGGACAAACTGCAGTAGGTGCAAGAGAATTTAGCAAAGCAAACAGAGCTCTTGCCGGCGGTGACATGGGCAGACAACTAAAGCAAATGGGTTTCAGCTTTGAAGACATGGGCGGCACTACTGCAGACATGATGGAACAATTTGCACTTAGTGGCATAAGTTTTGATCAACTAGCAGTTAGAACTGGTGAAGTGGCAAAAGCATCGTTTGAACAAGCAAGACAGCAGAAAATTCTAAGTGCAATAACAGGTAGAAGTATCGAGGCACAAAAACAAGCAGAAAAAGCACAGCGTAAAGATGCACAGGTACAAGCAAGTCTTGCAAGAATGGGACCAGAGCAGCGTAAACAAACTGAACAACTTATAAGTGCTTTTCCGCATCTCAAGGATGCTATTCTTGATCAAGTTACATTTGGCGGTGCTGTTAGTAAAGAAGCAATGATGCAGATGAGTCAGTTTCCAAATGCAGTTGCAAGTGTGCAAGGTGCTGTTGATGGTATTAAAGATGGTAGTGGAATTGCTATTGATGCGTTTACAAAACAAGCAGAAAACAGTGCAGCAATTCGCGAAGAATACTTAAATGCAGCAGACACAGTTGCTACACTAGGTAGATTTACAAGTAATGCGTTTGTTAAAAGTGCTGAAGCAATGATTGTTCCTCAGCAGGAAATGATGGCAAAAGCAATAAATGACACAGTTAGCAAAGTAGTAACAGACATGCAGAGTATTGCAGCCGGAGGCGATGCTGCAACCAAAGCACTTATTGAACAGCAAAAAGCACAGCGTGAACTCGGAATGGCACTCAGTGAAACAACCACTAAATTGTTGAGCGAAAGTGACGGGCTAATAGATAGTGTAACAACACTGACCAAAGGTGCAACATTCTTAGTTGATAAATTCAACGACAATGTAATCACCGGCGGCAGTAATACAAGAGCACCTGGACAAACCGGCAATGGCAATACAAGTGCACCTAGTACATCTACTGCAGGACAATCCATGGGATTCTTTACCGGAATAGGTCAAGGCGTTGACGAGTTCTTTGGAAATGATACAATAGCAGATCCTGCAACAACAGCAACGCAGCCTGGCACTAGTGGAAATCCAGTACCTGTAGACATGACATCAACTAATAGTATACTTGCAGATATGCTAAAGCAGCAAAAAGAAGCAACAAGACAATTGCAAAACATTGCAACGCAGTAAATCTAATTAGGTAAATACACAATAAGGTAGTATAATAAGTTATGAGTTGGAAAAAGCACTTTACATTAGTAAAAGACACTAGTCCTTTTACAAACACAAACAAGGGCGGCACTGACGGTACCAAGTACAGTCACTATGCCAGTCACTTGCCTGAGGTTTACAGTGGACATCCAAACCGTACTGAACGTTATAGTCAGTATGAGACCATGGATATTGACAGTGAGATCAATGCTGCACTGGATATTCTTGCTGAGTTTTGTACACAAACAAACACAGAAAATGGCACAGGCTTTGACATTCACTTTCACGAAACACCAACTGAGAGTGAAATTGACATTATCAAAAAGCAGCTCGTTAACTGGAACAACCTAAACGATTTTGACAAGAGACTGTTTAAGATTTTCCGTAATACACTAAAGTACGGAGATCAAGTATTCATCAGAGATCCAGAAACATTCCAACTATATTGGAGTGAAATGAACAAAGTTACCAAGATCATTGTTAACGAAAGTGAAGGCAAAAAGCCAGAGCAGTATGTTATCAAAGATATCAATCCTAACTTTGAAAATCTTACTATTACAGCAAACACATTTGGTGATCACGGTAGTCAAGGTGATCTCTACAAGAACAGAGGCTACATTCAGCCTAGTAACTTGTATGATGGCAGTGGCGGAAGTAGTGCGCAAGGACGTTTTGATCGTGCGCTAAACGAAAAAGCAATCGAAGCAGAGCACATTGTACATGCTAGTCTAACAGAAGGACTTGATCCTAACTGGCCCTTTGGCAACAGCATACTAGAACAAGTGTTTAAAGTATACAAGCAAAAAGAACTGCTTGAAGATGCTATTATTATCTAC